ATTTCTTTAATAAAGAACAACAAATTAGTGGCAATACACAAACAAGAGTAGAAAATTTAAGTCAAATTAAAGATGAATTGACAAAGTTATCTAAAGATAAATCTTGGTCAAATATTAATGAACAAAATCTAGATACAGTAGAAGGTTTAAAAGAAGAATTTATAAAATTTAAATATGCTGTTCATAGACAACTACAATCAATAGGTGGTGGTGGTGAAGTCAGGCTTGCAGGTTTAGATGATGTTACTACTTCTGCTCAAGCAGATGGTTATGCTTTAAAATATAATGCAACAACTGGAAAATATGAGTTTGGAGAAGTTTCAGTTGGACACACAGCAGTAGCAGAAGATATACTTCCAGATGCAACAGGCACAAGAAATTTAGGTTCATCATCTAAAAGATGGAAAGAATTATTTCTTTCAGGAACAACTGTTAATTTAGGTGGTGCAACAATTAGTTCTGATGGAACAGGAGTTATTTCAATTGCAAGCACAGGAGTTACATTACCAGTTGGTTCAAAAGATGCTGATGGAAATAAATTATCAATTGCAGATGAAGAAGGAACACCTATAAAAACTGTTCCTTTTTATTCAAGGGCAGGTGGTTATTCAACAGCAAATGCAACTTTTACATTTAAAGGTGAAATTCCAGATAGAAATGTATTTAAAGAATTTTATTTATCTGATGGTTCTCAATTATCAGATACATCTGGAAAGTTATGGGCACTTTAAAAGATATATAAATATAAGAAATGGCACAGAAAACACCCTTAAAAGGAATATTCAGCGGTTCAACCGCTACAGGAATTGGAGAATTTGCAGCTACCGATACAGTAGATTATTCTGATGGTGGAACTGGTTTAGCAGCTTTAGGCTCAGCAGGACAAATATTAAAAGTTAATTCTGGTGCAAGTGCTTTAGAATATGGTAATGTAGAAGCAGTTATAAACATTGATGGTATGACTGATGGCTCTGCTGTAACACTTCATTTAACACAAGATAAAATACCATTTTCTGACAATGGAACTGAAAAATATTTTACACCTACTACACTTAATACTTTTCTTTCATCTACAACTCAAACTTTAACAAATAAAACATTAACAAGTCCTGTTTTAAATTCAACTATATCTGGAACATCTATTAAAGATGAAGATACTATGTCTAGTAATTCAGCAACTCATTTGGCAACTCAACAATCAATTAAAGCTTATGTAGATTCAACAGTTACTGGTGAAGATTTAGATGTTACAAGTGATAGTGGAACAATAGATATTGATTTAGATAGTGAAACTTTAACTATTGCTGGTGGTTCAGGTATTGATACATCTGGTAGTAGTTCAACAATTACTATTGCAGGAGAAGATGCTTCAACATCTAATAAAGGTGTTGCAAGTTTTAGTTCAAGTGATTTTTCTGTATCAAGTGGTGCTGTTACAGTTAAATCAAGTGGTATTACAAGCACACAATTAGCAGGTTCAATTGCAAATGCTAAATTATCAAATTCAAGTATTACAGTTTCAGATGGTTCTAATACATCTCCAATTTCATTAGGAGGAACACTTACTTTTGCAGGAACATCTAATGAAGTTGATGTTGCTGAAAGTGCTGGAACAGTTACAATAGGATTACCTAATAATGTAACTATTTCTGGAAACTTAACAGTAAGTGGAACTACAACTGAAGTAAGTTCAACAACTATTAATATAGCGGATCCATTATTATCAATGGCAACAAATAATAATTCTTCAGATGCTGTTGATATTGGTTTTTATGGATTGTATGATACATCTGGCTCACAAGATTTATATGGTGGGTTATTTAGAGATGCTGGTGATTCAGGTAAATGGAAATTATTTAAAGACAATCAAGCCGCACCGACAACTACTGTAAATGTAAGTGGCACAGGTTATGCTGTTGCTACACTTGTTGCAGATTTAGAAGGTGCTGTTACAGGAAATGCTGACACAGCAACAGCATTAGCAACTGGTAGAACAGTTGGTATGACAGGTGATGTTGTATGGACATCTGCTAGTTTTACAGGTTCTGGAAATGTAACAGGCACAGCTACAATACAAGCTGGTTCCGTAGATAATGCTATGTTAGCAGGCTCAATTACTAATGCAAACTTACAAAATTCTTCAATTACATTAGGTGATGCTTCATCATCTATTATGACAATCAGTCTTGGTCAACAATTTAGTGTTATTGGTTCTAATGGATGCACAACTTCTTTAGATAACAATATACTTACAATAAATACTGCTGGTGCTGAAGCAACAGGCTATGCAGCTGCATTAGCTCTCGGCTAATTTTTCTTTTCATATAAATTTTCATATAAATATAGGTAGATTTAATCAAGAGGTGCTATGGCTAATCCTACTACTAGAGAAACATTAAAACAATATTGTTTAAGAAATCTAGGTAAACCAGTCATTGACATTAATGTTGATGATGACCAATTAGAAGATAGACTTGATGAAGGACTTCAGTATTTTGCCCAATTTCACTATGATGGCATTGAAAGAGTATATTTAAAGTATAAAATAACATCAGGAGATATTGACAGAATGAAAAGTGGTGAAGGAGATACATCATCTACTGCTACACAAGGAAATGTATCTACTGCTTATGAGGAAGCAAATAATTACATTGTAGTTCCTGAAGCTGTTGTTTCTGTAATACAAATTCTACCTATGTCAGATAAAAACAATATGAATATGTTTGATGTTAGGTATCAATTACGACTAAACGACTTATACGATTTCTCTTCAACAAGTGTTATCCATTATGATATGGTTTTAAGACATTTAGATTTTTTAGACCATATATTAATTGGTGAAAAACCAATAAGATTTAATCAGCATAAAAATAGACTTTATATAGATATGGATTGGAAAGTTGATATTAATGCTGGAGAATATATAATAATTGAATGCTATAGAAAATTAGACCCTGAATCTTTTACTGACATTTATAATGACATCTATTTAAAAAGATATTTAACTGCTTTATTTAAAAGACAATGGGGTTCAAATTTAAGTAAATTTAATGGTGTTGTTATGTTAGGTGGTGTTACATTAAATGGAGAACAAGTCTATCAGCAAGCACAGGATGATATTGAGAAGCTGGAACGAGAAGTAAGAGAAAGCTACGATTTACCTGTTGATTATATGATAGGTTAAAAAAATTCTATGCCAACAAATGTCTATTTTGAAAGAGGTGGAACAGAACCTGAAAAAAGACTCTATGAGGATTTAACAGAAGAATCCATAAAAATGTATGGCCATGATGTGTATTATCTGCCAAGAACATTAGTTAATAGAGATTTAATTTTAGGCGAAGATGTTTCATCAAAATTCACACAGTCTTATATGGCTGAGATGTATTTTGAAACAACTGAAGGCTTTGCTGGCGAACAAGAAATAATCAATAAATTTGGACTAGAAATTAGAGAGGACACAACTTTTGTTATCTCTAAAAGGCGATGGACTCAATTAGTTGATGACAAAGCAACACTTATTGTAGATGGAAGACCTAATGAAGGAGATTTAATTTATTTTCCTTTAATGAAGTCTTTCTTTGAAATACAATTTGTGGAAGACCAAGAACCATTTTTTCAATTAAATAACTTACCTGTTTATAAATTACAAGTAACTAGATTTGAATATTCTAGTGAACCTATATCAACAGGCATTACTGAAATTGATGCTAAAGCTGATGCAAGAACATTAGACCAATTAGCACATCAAGTATCATTAGAAGCAGAAACTGGTTCCATATTATTAGAAAATGATACAGCAGATGGTGAAAGTAATTATATGATATTAGAAACATATAAAATAGAAACACAGGAACCTTATGCTGACAATATAACTTTTGATAGTGAGGCAGGTTATACAACTTCTGTATTAACAGATGACATAATTGACTTTACAGAAAGAAATCCATTTGGAGAAGTAGATGAGCAAATAGGTTATTAATGTTAGGAACTTACACATATCACGAATCATTAAGACGATTAACTATTGCATTTGGCCAAATTTTTAATAATATACAAATTAGAAGAAAAAATGCAGCCGATAGTACATTACAATCGCTTACAGTTCCATTAGCATATGGTCCAAAAGAAAAGTTTTTAGTTAGATTAGACCAACAAGCAAGTTTAGAAGATAGAAGTTTTGCTATTCGTTTACCGAGAATAGGATTTGAAATTTCTGGTATTGAATATGACCCAACTAGAAAATTAAGTAGAATGGGTAAATATAGAGTAGTAAAAACAGGAACAAAAAAAAGATTAGATTATACATATAATCCTGTTCCATATAATATTTCTTATAATTTATATACTTTTACAGCAACTGCTGAAGCAGGACTACAAATTGTAGAACAAATTATACCATTTTTTCAACCAGATTATACAGTAACAATTAATGCTTTACCAGAATTGAGTATTAAAAGAGATATTCCTATAATTTTAAATAGTGTTGATTATGAAGATACTTATTCTGGAGATTTTAGACAAAGAAGAGCAGTAGTTTATACATTAAGTTTTACTGCTAAAAGTTATGTATTTGGTCCATTGAGAAGTCAAAAAGTTATTAAGACAGTTAAAACTGACCAATATTCAGATATAGGTTTAGATGAAAAAAGAGAATCAAGAATTACTATTGTTCCGGATCCTACAACAGCAAATTTTAATGATGATTTTGGATTCACAACTAGTATTGAATTTTTTCAAGATAGTAAGGAATATAACCCTGAAACTGATACGGATGAATAATTATGAATTTTCAAAAAGACATTGAGAAAGTTTTGGGAACAAA